ATCAGCAGTTGTTTCTAAACTGAATGATCTAAGTTCTCCAACAGTGTCAGTTCCGACTTTTATAAGTCCTTCTGAACCAGTATGAGTTGCCATTTATGTTCTCCTTGTATTGTTAGTTTTAAGGTGTGCCAGAAATAAATTGATACATAACTCGCACAACCATTCTGATACCACCAATAGGAAACAAAACTCCTTCATCAGTAGATACTTCTACTATTTGAGTTTGCTTTGCGAACCCACCTCGTGTTCTATCAGAATTTAATGAAGTTTCAATCGTAGTTATTAATTCGTTCCTCTTTGTGTCTATGTTAGATGTAGTTCCTTTGACAAATCCTATAATAATAAAATCAGTTGTTGCTTGTCTAGTAACACTTGAAGATGGCATTGTAATATCTGTTCTTGTCTCGTTGCCAGATTGAACAAATATAGCTGGGTATTGTTGCTCAGATAATTCATCAACATTAAATGGTTCTCTAGTAATCTTCTTTAAAGTAATAGGTGAAGTTACTGCTGTTAATACAGTTATAATGTTTGATGCTATATCTTCTCGTTTGCTCATCTTTTCATTAACCTATTATATTCTTCCATAAATTTATTAACCAATAATGGTTTTTCTTTATCCCCTATCGCAAAGAATTTTCTAGTTCTTTGATTGCCTAATGCTTTTATATTTTCTCTAACTGCTGAAAAAGATATTTCTGCTTTTGTAGGTGAAGATTTTTGAGTCATGTTTGATAACATATTTCCTTTAAAAAATAAATCAGGAGTAGTTGGTAGTCCTTTTGCTTTACGAATTTTAGCATATTCAGGAGTATATTTTACAAAATTATTTCCTTGAAAATCTTTTCCTCTTGCTGTTCTTTGTTTAATAATAAACATTAAAAATTCAGCAGTTCTTCCTAATGCAGTTTTAATTACATTTGGTTGTTGAGCAATTTGCTTTTCAAAATTTGCAACTACTTGTAAAACATTACTTTCAATAGTAATCATCTTACAAGTTGAAGTCTATGTAATGGTGCTTTTTCTACATCAGCTATTGTGTTACTATCATCAGCATCATATTCAACACCATCTCTAAGTATATCTTCCATTTCACTAGCATACATTTGTTGGTAGTGTTTCATCATTACTTGGAATCTATCTTGATTGTCATTTGAATTAAATTTTGTAAGTTGTGGACAAGCATAAAATCCTATTACTCTAAATACACTTGCTCTTTTAAATTGTGCATCTGTTAATAATGTTGCGTCCATTTCATTTGAATTTAAAACAGAAATATCTCTATAAGTGGTTTTGGCATAAATTGGAAACCATTTAATTCTTAAATCTCTTTCTATATCTGCTCTTGCTTGTGCGTGATAATCATTTGGGCTTGTGAATGATGCTATGCCAAATCCTAAAATATCTGGTTGGTAAAATGTTAAATTTGCGTCTGTTGAAAAATTTGCCATGTATTAATCCTTTGTAATATATTTTCTTCTTAGTTTTCTAGGAGTTACTTTAGCAAATATTTCTGCTTCAGTTCTCTCTAGTTCCTTATCAAATCCAAAATGTGTAGTTGATGAATGTTTAAATCTATCTACTAGCACATAGCGATAAACATAATCCTTGTTTTTAAAATGCAAAACTGTTTTTGGAGTGTCTATCTGTTTCATAATTAATTGGTGGGGATTTTACTCCCCACCGAAGTTGTTAATTAAAGTGCAGAATCCACTACTACAGTACAACCATTGGCATCTTTAGCGATACCAACACCATATACTACAGTCGCAACCAGCTCATCAGCTCGTAACGATGCGTCACGTTGTGCTTCAATTTTGAACTCTTGCTTCATAGCTAAACCGATAGCTGAAGAATGGAATACTCCACCATTGATGTCATCAGACGCATCAATAGTAAAGTTAGCATCTTCATACACGTCAATTCCAGCTACAGTTCCGATATATCCGTTTCTAAGAATTTCATTTCCTACATCAGATATAGCAGTTGCATTAGAAGCCGCATAACCAGCTTGTGTTAAAGTCTTTTTCAGATTGAAAAGTGCTTTAGGGTGAAACACAGCAGAATAAGGTGCAGGTACTCCACCTGTTCTTAAAATTGCTTGTGCTTTGAAAAGCAAGTCAGCAGTCAATTCAGTTCCAGCAGAACCTAAATCGTTTGCTGATGCAAAATCAGAAAATAAAGCGATTAAATCTACATCAACTTTTTTAGCGATTGCTTCACCAAATAATCTACCTAGATCAGCACCTACGTTTCTTGATGCTGTATTTCTAGCCATATCAGTTAATGTTGCCATAATACCTTTTTCGCCAACTGTGATAGTTGCGTTAGAAGTGCTTACAGCAGTGTTTGTTAAGTCTGTTGCTTCGTTTACCGCCGCCGCAGATACAGTAGGATAAATAGGTATATCTACTACTTTTCCTGAACCAGTAATTGGATACATAGTTACAAGATTTCTTACAACACCAGTATCTTGGAATGTAAATATAGCTTCAGCAGTTATATTTTCAAAGAGATCGTCCAGCGTTGTGTTTGTTGTTTCATTTGCCATTGTTTTATTTTAGTTAGTTAGTTTTTTATTGTTGTTGCCTTCATTGTAAAGTTACCTTGATCTCTTTTTCTTCTAATTTCAGCATATACTTTTCTGTCATTAGGATTATTCATATCAAGATCACCTATTTTGAATTGCTTAGGGGAAGCACCACCAACTTTACTCTGTGAACCACTACCACTTTGAGTAGCCATCACATGATGAGGGTTGTTTTTTAAATATTCGCTAACTAAATCATTAACTGACATAGGTTCGCCTTTATCTGAATATCTCGGAGTACCATTGTCGTTTATAACTTCAACAGAACCATTATCAGATAGTCTAACATTTGATCTTAGTAGTTGTTTAACTTCTGCTGGTTTAACAGCTTTCAGTCCACTAGCTACATTAACCAAAGTCTCATCTATTCTGATTCTTTGTAATTCAGATTCCAACGATTGAATTTTTGAATCCTTTTTTGATACAGTCTCTTTTAAAACTTTATCAAACTCGCCTCGTTGTGTGGCGATTTCTATTTCCTTTTGTTTCTTTTCATCAAGAAGTTTTTTAGCTTCTTCAATATCAAGTCCGTCTAGTTTACTAGAAACACTTTTTTTGTATCTCTCTAAACGTCTTTGAACAATGTTCTCTAGTTGTTCTTCACTAAATACTTTTTGTTCTGCTATTGTAACATTAGGGTTGCCAACATTTTCCTGAGATGTTGTATTCTCAACCGACACTTGTTCTTTTACTTTGTCGTTCATTGTTTGTTCTCCTTCTATATTATTATTGTTATCAATTATCAAGAAGATTGCTGAAATGCAATATTAAATTGTAGATTTTCCTTTTTCATCAATCCAACTAGGGTCAACTGGTTGCCAACTATGTCTGCAATTATAACCACCTCTAACTATAAATGGACTACCTTGATCTCTACCTTGCCCAGTATCATTAGCCCATATTTCAGCAATTTGTTCTTCATTATAAACTTTACCTGCGTGTTTTCTGCAAAAATCTCTAGAGTCTTTCATTAAAGAACCATAATATAAATAGCTAGTAAGACCAACTTCATCTGCTCTATATTTAGCAAACTGTCCATCAAATCCCATAATAGAATCTTGAACAACTAAAGTGGCATATTTTACAAAGCTATCTCCTTGTGATGTTCTTCCATAATTTTGTTTAAGTTCGTCAATAGCTGTTGCAACTTCAGCACCATTAGGATTATTTGAAATATATTCTACAAGCTGTTGTGCTTTAACATTATCTGAATATTGATATATTCCATTTATTTTATCTCTAATTGTTTGAACCATTTGACTTGATGATCTACCAACTAATGTACTTTGATAAATTTCTTGTGCTAAAGTATTTGTAAATTCTGTTCCTAAATTTTGAAAGTTAGTAAATGCTAATTTTTTTAACTGTTGAATAGTTACTAAATCAGCTTCTGTTATTTGTTTAAATTCTGGTGGTATAGGAAGTTTACCATAAGTAGCAACAATAGTTCCTGCAATTTTATCGTAGTCATTTATAAATGTTTGTACTGGTTTTAAATAAAGTTCTTCTATTGCTTGTTGTAACTTTGGTCTTATTTCAATAGCTAATCTTGTGTTAAATAATGTTCCAGTTTTATTTGGTAATTCTAAAGCTATATTAACAACTTCTTGTTCTAACCTTTGTAATGCTTTGTATAAAAGTTCTTGATGTTTTGTTTCTAAAGAATTTAATATGTTTTCTCGTGCTAATCTTAACTGTAATAAAATATCTTGTGCCACATTAAATTGTAGGTAAAGTTATTTGTTCTTGTGCAAACTCTCCTAATACTTCTGTACCACCATCAATCTCAGAATTGATTTGTTCTAATACAGTATCATCATCAATAACTGTTTTAGCAATTTGTTTGTCAATCTCTTTAGCAAATGTAGCTGATTTAATATTAGAAGCTTTTGCTTGTTGTAATAATTCTAAGTCTGTTGCCCAGTCTCTAATATCAAATGTACTTGGATATTCTATTTCGCCATCAAATACAGTTTCTTGCCATAAAGCAAACAATCTCCAAATTTGTTCTTCTGCTAATTCCATAAGTTTAGACTTCTCACTTAGTCTAGCATTTAATAATTCAAATTCTGTTCTTAAAGCAATACCAGATTGTACTCGTTCTGCTGTTGCTCTAATTGTTCCAACATGAGTTAAACGATTGATAGCTTCTACTTTATGATTAATTGATTTTAATACTCCATCTAAATTACTTCCGTTAGGTTGTAATATGTAAGGTTTTAAATTTGAATCTAAGTTATCAGGAATTTCAATTATAGAACCTGCACCTGCACCTGCGTCAGTATCTTTTGTTTTAACAAGTGATGGGTGATTAGATAATCTTATAATTTGTTCAATCTCAGATAGTTCATTGTAGATTCCTTTTTGTAAATCTACGACATCAGTTAAATCAGAAACTCCAATACCTCGCATTGGGCTTCTTTGATTATATAAAATAACTGCTGGTATTTTTCCTATCGGATTAGGAACTGAAGAAACAAGTTTTGGTTCGTCTCTATTTCTTGATGATAAAAATACACAATCAATTTTATCTATGTACCAAAGTTTATAGTAATCACCTTCTGCTGTTGATTCTTCTCTAACTTTTAAATAGTCTAAGTAATAATATCCAGCATCACTTCTTTCATAATGCCAATCTAAAACATTTTCTGGTGTGTATAAATTTAAGTAAGGTCTAATTCCTTGATCTAATTCTTCTGCTCTAGTCATTACGTTTGTGCTTGGCTTATCAACGATTAACCAAACATGACCATAAACAGAAGCAAATCTTTGTGCTTCTCTAAGTAATGAATTAAATGATCTACCTTCTAAGTCAGCATCATCTATAAATTCTTCTACTGATTGATCTCCGTCTAAAGAACCTAATACTCTAACTGGTGGAACTCTAAAAAGGAATGAAGAATAAATATCTATAATGTTGCGACAATGATTATCAAGAGGAGTGTTTTGTATTCGTTTGTAATATTCGTTTTCAAATTCTAATTGATATGCTTGTAAAAATTTACCTTGTGCGTATTCTTTACCACCTAAATAACTTCTTATAAAATATTCCCAAGTTAATACTAAGCCCTTGTAATGTTGATGTTGTAATTCTAAGTCTGCTCTTGTGTAGCCCATTATGAAAATCTTTTTGGTTTTGATTTAGGTAGGTTAGATGTGATCGGAAATAAGTATTCTATTGCGTATCCTAGTGCGTCAGTCATGTGATCGTATCCGTTACCTTTTTCTGGTTGCGTTGTGTTTTCCTTATAAACTTGTTTCATTAACGAATTTATAAGTGTTTTACAAGAAGGATTAATAACAATACTTCTTTTTCCATCAAATGACTTTAATTTACTATTAACAGAGTTAATTCTATCTCTAACTAAAGCATGAGTGGGTTTACACTTAACATTTAATCCAGCATTTTGCAATATAGTTAAATCAGTTCTTCCACCAGCAGAAGTTCGTCTTTGTCTTGAAGCTGGGTCAGGGTAAACAATCATCTTTTGTTTTGGGTATCTTGTAAATAATTCATTAATAAATTCGTCAGTATTAGAACTATAAATAACTATCTCATCAAATACTTCTACAATGTTATTCTTTACATGAAATAAACAAGCTGACATTGGGTCAATGTTAAAGTCTAATCCAATATGTATAATTGCATCTTTATCGTATTTAGATTCCTTAACATTTTCTTGTCTATCAAAGTTATAATAAACAACTCCTGAGTAAGTTTCAAAACTAGCAAGGTATTCTTGTCTAAATGTTCGTTCATCTAAATCATTCATGGCTTGTCTAATTTCTTCTTGATCTACTTGACCACCATCTAATGTTGTAAATTTAAATGACTTCCACTCAGGGTCAGAACCTAATCCCTTTTGATAAATCTCATAAGACCAGTTACCATAACCTCTAGGTGTTCCTATAAATAATACATTACCAGTAACGTGCTTATCAGATATTGTTGGTCTTAATACTTCAGTCCAAGCTTCCATAGGAATATCTGCATACTCATCAAGTAATAGAAAATCTAATCCTACTCCCCTTAAATTGTCTGGTGATTTATCTGCACCTTTTAAACTTATCTGGCTACCATTCCTTAGAACCAAAGATAGTTCTGTTTCATGTGCATATTTAATCCACTTCTTTTCTGTTACTAATTTCTTTAATTGCTTCCACATAATCTCCTTACTCATTCTGTAAGTAGGTGCAACATAGAATATCTTTGAGTTTGGTTTGCGACTTGCAAATCTAAGCAGTTCGTACATGGCTAAGTGAGTCTTGCCGAATCTTCTGCCAGTAATTAAAACTCTAAATCTATTGGGACAAGTATAAACATCTAGCTGTGGTTTACTAAATGCCATTTAGTTTACAGATTTATTTTCGTTCTCTAAATCTTCTTCTAACTTTTTAATTATTAGGTTTAATCTTTGTATTTCTTCTTGGTCAAGATCAGATTGTTTCATTAAGTCATAAATCCTAACTTCTAGATCATGGCTTCCTCGCATTTTTTTATCTAGCATCTTTGGTTTTTTTCTCTCGCACATACATTCTCTCACTTCTTTTTGTTCTGGTAAATTCTTAAATATCTTCTGCCTAAAGCTATTGCTTCTTGTTTACTTCTGCCTTTGTATCCCCATGCTTCTAAACTTAATTTAAGTCTTGTCTTGCGACCAACATCATCAAACAACTTACCTTTATTGCTTCCCATTCTAACTAAGAATGAACCTTTACGTCTGTATTCAGTTAAGGTATCTGGTCTTGTTTTTACTGGTGGTCTTAGATTGCTTCCAGTAGCCCTATTGTATCTTGCTCTACCAGATGCAGACAATCCACCTTTTTTATTCTTGTCAGAACTTCTTAAAGTAAACTTCTTCATTCCTTAACCTTTTTAGTATTTACTATTATAGGTGTCTTTGGTCTTTTGATTGTCATACCATGTCGTTTCATTAAAGAAACTATCACGCAGTTATGACAGCTTCTTAATTCTAATTCTAATTTAGAAGCCATGTTCTTTCCACAGAATATACACTTGGTGCTATTAATCATATTTGATTACCCCAATTATCCCAACCATCTACTCTTTGTCTAGCGAATAGTTCTATTCTTGGTAAATCTCCACATAATTCAACTATATCATTTCTAATTCTGTCTGGTTTTCTGCTATGTTCTCTACGTTTATCCATAACTAATTGTCTTACTGATTTAGATATTCTTTTAGGTTTACCTTTTGTTGCAAGTAAACACATTTCAGGGTTTGCTCTTGTCCAGTAACCTAGTCCTGTGAAATATCCTTCTGACTTATTTTCTTTAACCCAAGTGAAAGCTACTGTTTTATATTTAAAGCCCCATGCTTTGATAACTTCAAAAGCTTGTGGTAACATAGGGTCAATAACCCAAATAAGTAAAATACAGTCATCTTCAGATATGTTGCTAATAGGTAAATTACAAATATCAGAAATAGACATACAATCGTAATGCTGTGTAGCACTACGTTCATCACCTTTTTTAGACCATGATTTAAAATACCAAGCTGGGTCAGCATAAATAATATTATATTTCTTTTTTGGGAATGGTATCATTTTTAACTTCCTTATATTCTATTTCTTTTGGTTCTTCGTTTTCTATAATGTCATAGATTGGCAAAGGAATATTGTCGTCTGTATTTTGAATCTTGTCGGTTTGACCAAGATAAACTTTACCAAGCCATACGTTCATTAGACTACTATTAAGCTTCGTTGCTAATGTAAACTGGCTTTTTCTTATATTAAGTTTTGCAACATTAACCCCCTTCTCGTATGAATCTAATGCTTCTTGATTTCTCCATAAAGTTTGCCTAGAACAACCTATGATATTAGCTACCTCGTCTTTAGTACACATATAACTTGCTAAATCTTCTATTTGTTTCAAAACCTTAGGGGTAAATTCAAATGCTGGTCGCCCACCTTTGTCTATTACTTGTATGTCCTTGTCCATATTAACCGAGTATGTTCGTTAATTGGACTATTATTATCTTTTAAGTGATTTGTAAAGAAACTCTAGTAGATTCTGGTTTTGATATAGTATATGGCAAATTCCGTTTGCTAATGAATTGCAAGATATTTCTTCTGCTTTTGCACTTAAATCTATTTTATATTCGTCATGTAATAAGTGGAATAGTTCATGCAACAAAGTATTGCTCATCTCAATAGGGTCTAGTGATTTGTCTATTGTCATTAAGTTTTTGCTTGTCTCAAATTCACCAAACATATTTTTCTTAGATGCTATCTCATGCTCAATGAAGTCTAACTTTATGAGTCTGCTTCCAAAGACTATCTCATTAGGCAAAGTCATTTACAGATTTTAATTATAAGAACTACAAACCCAAGTAAGATTAATAACAAAGCTAAACATACGAAGAAATATGTCATTTTCTTTTAAGTTTTTTTGCTATGTAAAGGTTTTTAACAAAGCTGTTTTTCTTACCAAATTTTTGACCTGCTGATCGTCTTGCAGTTTTATAAGCTTTTGTTTTGGTGTTAAAGGGTTTTGGTTTGCCGAGTCTTGCTGGTCTTGGTCTATCGTAAATTGCTTTTTTCATTTCTTTTTCCTTGCTACAATTAATCTACCTTTTTTTTCATATACTTTCATTCCAGCATTTTCTGTTTGCCTTTTAAGTGAATTGTATTTTTGCTTTATAGTTAGTTTAGCCATTATTTTTTTTTTTTTTTTTTTTTTGTCTTTTTTTTTTTTTTTTTAGATTTTTCTTTTGTTTTGCTTTGTAAGATTTCTTTCGTTGTACGGTTGTG